GGGCAGACCGCCGTATGGTCTTAGGTTTCTGCTGGATTAGCAGTAGGTGCGTATGTAAACACAACAGGTATACACACGAAAAATAGGACATTGAAATCTGGTCCTGTTCCACAATAAAATGAAGCCGTCAATAAATTATCGACAATTCCTGATTTTATTCTTCTTTCAGCTGTAAATTTAAACCAATCATTATTCTGATCATCAATTACCATAATGGCTGATGAGTCAGCATAATAGCTATTTGGATAAGTATACATAAATTTAGATGAGCTATAGTAGGGCAGATTAACACTTAACCCTGCTTGAGTTAGCTGATTGGTCAAAGCCAAACCAGCTTGCCCATCACCAAGTGTCTGGTAATTATTAGTACCAAGACAGTTATAGAGATACATTCGTTGAGATGTAGATTCAGTATCTGCATGGGCGTATAAATTTGGAACTCTATCATTCGATGACAAAACTGTCATACGTTGAATAGAGGCATGAGACACGCCAGTAGCAGAATAACTCGCATCGGTGTTAGTCTCACGCATTACATTGACTGTCCAATTAGTAGAACCTTTATATCCCATAAAACAACCAACAACATAGTTTATAGGATGCATTGGAACGAAATTAAATGGAATATAAGTAGTATTTGCAAGATTACGAGCTGATTCTGTACCAGTCGAATCAAAACCTGTCCACCGTGGTAAACGTTTTATCGGATAGTGAATAAACTGATAATTACCCGCAAAATCTTTATTTTTTGGGATAACTCTATGTTCTGCCAAACTCTGACGATGTAATAACTCACGTATCGATATAATTCTTTCACCAATCATTTCATTATATCGGTCTGAATTATCACCTCCAGTACTCAAATCAACGTGATTTACACGCCCAGACTGATACTTCAAGAAACTAATACCTCGTTTCAAAGAGTAAGGAACATTATACTCCAAATTTTCGGCACCTCGAACAAAAATCAAAATATCAACGTCAGAAGTAGCTTCCGGAGCCGTAAGCCTATTAATAACCCGCACTTGTAATGTCCCATTACAACTAGTCATAGATCCTGATGGTGAAGTGCCATTAGACCAAAATGGTGTTGTAATAGTATGACTGATTTTATTGAAGGGCTCAGCTTGCATCCATGGGACTCGAACTTCGACTTCATCAGATTGCTCTAAATCCATGATAACATTAAAGACACTAGGGTCACCATGATTAGGCATTCCATTAAGAGTCTTTACATTTGGATCCCATGCTATATTAAGTCGACCCCGGTGATACTTACTTTTAATTACTTTAATTTTAAAAATGATATCTCCTCTCCAATTCTCGAACAGTTGAGAGAAATGATGCATTGGAGTACCATATGTCTTAGGCATAGTAGTGGCATCATACGCATATAAATTGGGTGTAACAAAACCAGTAAATAAAATCGTATTTTCTGCCGCTGTTGTAGCCCATAAAGATCCGGTAAGAAAACTTTCTCTCCCTACAAGAGATTTAATTAAAAGTGGGTCACCTTCATCAATCCCATCACTCTTAGTGCTCACTGATATTTCCTGATTGGGTTGTAAACTTAACTTATTAATTGGTTCGCTTATAGTACTACTAGCTAATGTATGAAAAGCAGTGGGTTTGTATGGCTGAACATCATTCGTCACTGGGACGTTAGTAAAACCAAAAAAGTCAGCTACAGACCCAAGAGCACCACTTACAACCTCCGTTGCCTTAGCATACTCTCCTATTACAGGTACATCTGTTAATTTTCCTGCAATATTCTTTGCAGTACTACATACACTCCCAATAGGTCCTTTGCGTTCAGACTGCATTACAACGGTTGATGTATTACCAGACAACTCAACATCCTCAGCCCAAGCATAAAGAATGATTGTAACACCAGCTGTACTAACTCCATTAGCTGATCTCAAGGTGGCGTACTGAATCAACTCCAATCCTCCTAATAATTCAAAATTTACGCTAGCTGAGGTATTTACAAAATCTTTAGAATAGGTAAATGGTAGAACCATCTCAACCGTTGATGTTTTTTGAGGATCAAGCCATACATGAGGTTTCTGACTACTTAATACCTGATATCCAGCATCATAAGACAAGTTGACACCAGCACGGTCTGTTACTACACTAGAAAAGCCTGGTGTATAAACAGCTGCCATTGAACCGTAATAAAATTGTGAAGCATTTATAGTAAACTTTAAATGTAACTTACAGCGTATTAGGGAATAATTCAAAATTTTATTTTTGATAGCCGGAATCTGGAAAAAAGCTGACCATGGTGCTATAATTGTCTTGTAAGCACCTGACTCATTTTCATTCCAAGTATAAGACAATATCTTAGCTGGGCGCCTCAAATAATTGGCTAATGTAGTTTTAACTACTTCATTTGAAGCAACCATATCTAAATCAGAAGATATGTCGATCGGTCTTTGGACTTGTTCATTAACAAACTTAAATGTTTGCTGATCAACTGCCACATTCTCTACAATAGGATCTGCTTCTACTAAAACATGTTCCTCGTTATCTTTATTATAGTCGCTAGTAGACGACTGTGTTTTATTTAAATTCATTTCTGCGAGTAAATTAATCTTAGGGTAAACTTTTAACTCATTATTAATACCCGCACTCCTTTGATCGGGTGGCAACCACACCCATTCCTGAATAGGAACTTTGGGGAACGCCCGGGTGGCCAAACTCTGAAACTCCACTCTCGATGAATAAAGGGGGAGAGCCTCATTATCATCGCAGTAACTAGCTTCAGAGGTGATATTTTGGCTACGACCCATCACGGCCGCTTGACCTAAAAACAGATCAAGATGATATTGGTAGTCTTTAAAAGGTTGTTGTTTTAAGTAAACTTCCATTTCCGGACTACGTGGTGCTTCTTCAAGAAATTTCTTCCACTCCTCGAAAAACCTTCTTCCATACATAAAAGAATCCATTAACGTGCTAGCCATAGCCTGGTATAACTGATATTCTTTATGTACTACATTACTCTCTACCTGATAAGTCAAAGTCCGGCAAAGAGATTTTAATTCTAGCGGAGCTAAGATATGTCCTGTGACTTCGTCAAATACAAACTTCCTTTTAAGAAATGTTACTTCCTCAATAGGAATATATGGAACTGACGCTGACTCTTTATCCGCCATTGTATAACCAACACCCAAATTTTGAAAAATTGAAGAAATAGATGTATGGTTATATTCAGAGAAACCATCATTAACAGCAACAATATGGTCATCCCCCAAAACAACTAATTCAACGTTTTTGAAGAAATCTTTAATATTATATCCATTTTCAATAAAAGCATAGGATAAATACAAGACATTAACAAAGCAGTTAAGAATAGTTGTCATCTGATGTCCTGAAACTTCTGAAGATAGGAACGTAACATTGCATCCAAAATAATCAACACATGGATTGCAAATCTCTCCTTCGATCACTTCCAGAACATTCAATTGATCTTTACTGTAACCTGCATTTTCACACATTTTTCTAATAATCATAAAAGAGTATCGCAGTATCATAAAATGCATTCGTTTATCAAAGAACGCATAGTCCCCTGCAACAAAGTTTTTCTTTCCAAAACGTGTTAAACACCGATATAACTCGCCCCATTCCAAAGAGTAATGATTCATTCCAACAGCGCATTTAAATATGCGTCTATTTCTTTGAACCACTCTACAGAATGAACCTAAAAACATTCTAACAATTATTAACAATGGTAATGGACAACTGTAGAAGACTCTCACTTTATTCATTTCTACCTTCTTTTTTTGAAATAGGCTCATCTTTAAGATTGGCACTAAAAATACAATGTGGTCTAATACCTTCTTCCATCTTAACAAGTGCCATATCAATGTCTTCTTTTACAGCAGGCGTGAAATAAGCTTTTCCGTCGACAATCGTAAGGTATTTAGTCTTACTACATTTGTAAGGAAATCCCATAGATGTTTTTCTATTTATTGAGTCAACATAATTGACTCCATCCATTCCATTCACTGCTGTTTCATAATCATACACTTCTAAAAGAGACAGTTCAGATTCTGGAACAGATTCCATCAAATATCCGAGGAAATTCTTTGCAGCTAACATTAAGCTAGATTCTCTAAAATTCACTACTGGACTAATGATTTCCCTTAAAGACAATTGTTGAGGTTTCCACCTATGCATAGGTGGCGCAGCATAAAAATCTCCAAAGTTTTCTCTTTGAATCACATAAGAATGAATAGATGTCTTGATTACACTACTCTTATACCTTACACCGTGAGTTACTAATTCTCCATGATGAATAATATTGGCATTTTCATGATAATCAAGAAAACCTACTTTCTTATCCTGGTATACTACATTTTTAATCTCACCAACAGAACAACCTGAACAATATTCATAGTCTGATTCTAAAATAGGTGAGGCAAACATATAATACCCTCCATTCTTTGGATCCATATCTAAAGCAGAATGTATTCCAAGTAATAATGGTCCTCTTTTTGTATCCGCAAACAATAACGATCCACACTCCCCATTATTAGTAGGAGTTTCAGAAAAACTTTTCCAGGCTTTAAAAATTTCGCCAGTAGATGTACAAAATGTTGACATTCTAATATCGTAAACACGATGTTTAACTATATCACCATTAAACTGTTTAATCAAATAATATCCGTCCATGTGTCCGGTTGGTTCTCCCACTGGTAAACAATTATTTAAAGTTTTTTTTACATTCTGCACTATTGCTGGAATATTTTTTGTAAGAACTATACTTACATCACGTCCTTCCATATCAATAAATTGGTTAGGCTCAATTTTTACTTCACATTCAGTACGTATTTTCTTCCTATTCATAAAGGTAATCTTCATATCCATCACATGATCTTGTTTGATATGCTTATTAACTAAAATAGCATCGTTACCGAGAATCAAACCACGTGTGACATCAGAATAAGAAGATGTTTTAATCTCAACTAAAACCATATTTGTTACAATTGCCGAATGAACTTGGTCCAAACTGGCAAAATTATTTGGCTTAAAATTTGAAGGAGTGAGACCATCCAATGAATATTTCCAGACATTATGTTGTTCTTGTTCTTCAACAGGCTCTGGTTTATTTTTATAGTCGGATAAAGATTGCATTTTTGAGCGGTCTTTATTCTTAGTCCTACCTATCATCATTTCCATTAATTTTTTAGTGCCAAAAAATCCAGCGCAATATGACGCCCCGAAAACAACAATATACCACCTATCTCTATAAAACCACGTCTTCCTAAATTCATCTCCTGCTCTTCTCAATAATTGGGAACATAAACTTGGAACTGTGAATTCAGGTAGGATATACTTCAGGACAAACCATCTAACCAAATATAAATCACTTATATACCACAAACTTGTTCTAACTAGTCTATATTGAAAGTATAAAGTCAATCCTAATCCCAAAGTTTTGCTCTTAATCTTAGTCCATACAGAAAAATTTGTATTATTGCAAACTCTGGTTTCCAACTGAGCAAGCTGTCGGTCTTGAATCAAATGATGATTATACCAGTTAATATACCGAGGAAAATCTTCACACAATTCAAGACTCCCTCTAGCTGGATTAGACATAATATAATCCGAAACAACTTGTTGACACATAGCCTCATCTACATCTGCCATATTATCGTGTGCATAAGACACTAAGAAATTAGTTACATTCTCAATATAATTAGGGTGGTTAACAGGTGTTAAAATCCTTAGGCGGGGTAAATCTCGCCAGTTGGCAACTGTGGCCCATAATTCAGGTGACAAACGTAAATTACGATAAGCACTAGATGTGAACAAATTTTGTTCTAAAATATCACATTGACAATACCGAACTGGAAACTTACAAGAATCGCATACTGCATTTTCCATTTGATTTCGTTGAACAAACCAAACTTGCTTCTCATTATGGTCTTTAGCGAGAGGAATCAACCATGCTAATAAGTCCTCCCATGATTCAAAATCATGAGCTACAATCCAATTAGCGGTATTATTATCCCCTTGTTCATTACGGGACGAATTTGGTTTAACAGGTATTGAAACAGAAAAATTCCAATATGGGCAATAAAGCTCGCCAGATTCGACTAACTCAGGATCAGGCATTAACTCTCCTGATGCTGACTTATACTCTTCTTTTACTGTAACGGTAATGTGAATAAAACGCCTCATGATAGCAAACGGTGCGCTAAAAATATGGTTTACATGCAAATCTCTTACATTTGTCGACACCATTAAAAGAGAAGGTCGAAATGGAACTTTACCTTTATCAGACAGGTCAGCCATAGGCATATTAAAAGCTACGTTATTACGCATCTTAATTAAATCTAAAACAGACGTGTCTGGATTATTAGCATTATATTTCAACTGCGCAGCATCGTCCACAATAACAACAGCCTTACTTTCTGTATAACCATCATAGTGGTCCGATGATCCTTCATGAATATACACATTATCTTGACTTGGATCATAGTTTAACGCCCCACTTAATGACACTCGCAACACAGACATAACATCTGTTTTGCCTATCCCTGGAGCACCATATATAATAATAGCAAAAGGGCATTTTCTTATACGTGAAGTAGCATTCAACACCTTCTGTTTTGTACGTTTTACAATTGCTGCCCCTAATAATTTTGATATATTAGCCCTAGCAAATTCATTAAGTGTAGACTTAACTAATAATTGCCCTTCTTCAATGGCATTGTCCAGATTGTCTATAATTTGTGTAGAAGTTTTATTACAAACTTCTGGACAATTTACAGCTTCATACTCAGCTAATGCCATCATCAAATTTGAATGCCATTTGCCTATAGAGGTACCATCAACAAAAAATGGTAATAACGAACCACTTCTAAAAGATTGAACCCCTACTTTAATAGTAATCGAAATTACACCAACAACAGCATCCATAAATGTTAATGCCTCCCAGGCTGTAGGCATATGTTTTGCCTCAAACATAGCATACATCTTGGAATCAACATTAATACCCAATTTATAGTAAATTAAATGAGCAATAGTATGGGAAAACATGGACATATAACGTTTCCCAAGAGTAGTATCCTTCAATTTACTGTAATGTAAATATAATTCATCTAAACTTTCGAACCATTCATTACCATCTTGGAAGATAGTAAATTCAGGAATTTTAAGAAAGTAATCAACACTCATAGTGACAAAACTCTTTCCAGTTATGGCTCTAACCAAAGCAAGGGTGTGTTCGGCCATTTCATACTTACTTGCACTTCTTTGTATACATCTAAACCAATGTATTAAATTTTCAAGTAAGAATAAAACTTGCTCTTGATCGTTGGTGAGTCCTAATGACTGTGGTAGAACTCGATAAGCTACAAGAACCAACTCGTTATCATTTTCTCGATGTAATTTACCTGTTTTGCTATTGCATATATTCCAATAGCTAGTAAATTCATTATCGAATTCTGAACAACAACAGTTAAATTTTGGATACAAACAATCACAACATAGACATCTCAAAAAATCATATAGTTGTAATATATCTGTAGCTCTTACAACAACAGTATACTTATTTGCTATTTCTAGCATATACTTTTTTCCCGTATTACTACACCTGCCACGGCATATATATCGGGGTTTATCTTTAAAGGCAAAAGCTTTACATTGAACATTAGCACAACAAGCGTAAATGTTCTTTGGGGGTTTTTGGTCATAATCCTGGTTGGAGTCTACGCAGGAGACCATATAATAATAATCCTCATTAAAGTCACAATATAATTGTGGCTCACTCCTAGAGGAAAGTTTGAATCTTAATTGATTCTTAGAATACATAGTTAAATCACGAACAAAATCGATTGAAGTTTCTTTAAGTTGGAGGAAGGCATTTTCACTTACCACTCCAGTGCGCTTTATGAATTTTGTAGATCGTAACATTATTAAATTTTTACTCTGATTCTTAAAAGAAGTATTATTTCTCCCGTTCGAGGGATATTCTATTCAATCTATAGACAGATATCTCTTGGATTTACACCATGAGATGGTAATTTTAACTCAATGCAGGTCATGATCTTTTTATAAGAAGGCCTGAACAAACGTAAAATCTTAGAGGTTTGAAACTTCCCACTGTAGCGTGAGTCATAGGTCTCTTATATACATTGAATTAAAATTGCGTGATTTTATAACATGCAACATAAATAAAACTCAATAAAATTGTATAAAAATCTTTGATTTTCAAGCGAACTTTGATAATAGGGTGAAAAAGGGTATAACTATTTGAATCTTATTACACCTACCTTAACATTATCAGAGGCTCCATCCTTCAAATTAAACAATTTTAAAAAGCTTTAAATATGAATATATTTTTTATAATTTTTAAATTTATATTATATAACAACTAAAACTAGTTGCAGATAGACTAAAACATAAAAAAAAAAGGTTAATTTCTAACGATTACTTCTGTCACAATAATCACTAGGAAAAAGGTTAAAATTAACGAGTGTGACAGCACTCGAGAGCTACTTTAAGTAATTACAGTTACTTAAGTAGACTTACAACAATAGAATACGGCTTACTGTAATAAGCCTTTATATAAACGCTGGTATTTAACGTTTAAAAATACTATACCAAATACCGATAATACATTATGAGATTGCGTAACACAATGATATCTAAAAATTTAAGCTAACTAACGTGTGACGAGAACATAGAGAGAACAATTCAAGGTCGACAGACATCCGCTGATGCAGATAACATACATCCATCCGGTACTCTGTTATGAATCTTCTTTTCTTACAACGGCTAAATCGTTGAAATTCTTAAATTTAAAATATCTTGAGTATTTCAGTTACTCAATTTCATAATGTGCGGGCGCCCCC